AGAAAGACACCTTCCTCAAGCTTACACGAAAAGAGGACCTACCGAAGCCAGCAATGCTGGCCTCATGGGCCGATCTAAGTGAAAAGCGGTCCTCAAAAAAATACATAGCACCTGAAGTTGAGACAGATCTTAATATGGATACCTTCAAAACACAAATCAGAAGACTTGTGGATGAAGTACTCAAAAATAAGAAGTTCTCAGCTGAGGAGTCTCTATCCGTTATGCACTTTCCGAGCACGAACGCGAATTATAACAACACGCGGACAGATGCAGGGACAGTGGGTCACATCATTGAACACCCCGAGATACTCAAGGGGCTCAAGACGGATGATAACTTAATAGAGATAGTGCAGAGGACACACAGAAGTGATGAGGCGGTGGAGAATGAATTGGAACTAAAAGCGCTCCCGTTGAAGGAGAGGAATCATCCCTCAACAAAATACAACACACCTAAATTGGATAACCTCCAGCTGAAACTTCATGTAAAGGTCATGAATCAGCGTATACTCGAGCTTGCGAAATTGGAGCAACCGCTCGCAGTACCTCTGGCATTGCCAGAGGCACTGAAAGCGAGAGTGATCAGCAAAGGCCCTCCACTGAAGTACTATACCTTCAAAGTACTTCAAAAGTTCCTGTGGAGTGTGCTTTACGCGCATGAGAGCGGTGTCTTTAAACTTATAGGACAACCAATCTCGGAAGAGCATATGTCCCACCAACTAGGTATGTTGAAAGGGACAGAGCAATTCCTCAGTGCTGATTACAGTGATGCAACCAATGAGTTAAGAAGGTTTGCAAGCGAGATGACCTGGGAAGCAATCTGCGACAATCTGGAACTACCCCTTGATTGGAGAATGATGGGCGCCGAAATCTTATATAGGCACCTCATTCAAAATCCGGAGGACAAGAGTGAAATTGTTGAGCAGACAGAAGGACAACTAATGGGAAGTATACTTTCATTCCCTATTCTCTGCATGATCAATGCGTGCATCATGCGTTGGTGTAGAGAAATTAGTTGTGGAAGACTCCTCCCGCTCGAACACGCCCATATCACAGTCAATGGTGACGATACAGTCGCCAGACTTACTGAAAGGGGGTATGAGGCTTGGGAGAAGATAGGGTCCTTCTGTGGTCTAAAGCCATCTGTTGGTAAAGTGTACTATTCAAAGAAATTTCTTACGATGAATAGCATGGAATACACAGTGGAAGAAGAACCAAAGGAAGTAGAGAGGTCAGGAGGTTTTGACAGCATTGGAAAGGAGATTATAGAGAAGTATCAGGTGTTCCTAACTCCTGTACCTTTTATCAATATGGGATTGATTAAGGGGTACAAGAGAAGTAGTAAAGGATCACTCGAGAAAGCGACTCTAAATGATTGGGGGCTCGATACAAGTATGGGAGCCAACGCAAGGGATCTGATCAAAAATTGCCCTGAGGAGCTCAAGGCAGTAGTCATGAAGGCATATATCAACCATCAGTGGAGTATACTCAACACTAATGAAGGAAAAATGCTACCATGGTTCCTGCCCGAGCACCTAGGGGGGATCGGATTCCCAACGATAGAGGGGAGCGAGAAGTATCGCCCCTCACCAATCGATCTCAGGTTTGCTGCAAGTATATACAAGGTAGGTGTACCAAGTGTAGCGAGAGAAGCTGATTGGAAGGTCTGGAAGTATGCGAGAAAGAGAATGGACGAGTACTCTGTGCTTTTAAAGCTACAGGCTCACCACTTTCTAGAATCTCAGCATCACCAAGGACGTGGCTGGAATTCACATTACAAACTGGTCTCAGAGAATCAACTCGAGTCACAGTTCGTAATGGAAGCCATCTTCCGATGTAAACACATCAGCGAGCTATACGAGGTTGTCAAACACATAAAGTCACCCTATCAGAGACTTATAAAAGCAATTGGTAAGGCAAAAGGATTAATGTCAACGGTAGAACCGTTTACACTAGGGAAGTTGCCAGGACCAGCTCTGAAGGGTAGCTTGTTAGGAATTATAGTACAAAATACGAATATTTCACACGACACGGATGGGAGTGGAACGAAGGATGTTCCACTGGACTATATACTTAATACATATAACACGTTTCTTAATAACTCAACCCTGACAGGAGAAGAGTGGTCAGAAGACATATTATGGTTGTAACCATCGGTTAGGAAACACAGGCTGGATGTCTCAGGCATTGTCATAGTAAGGGTAGGACTTTTGAACGTCACTACCAATCATACCACAACAACGGACCCCAAGAACCTCAACGGTGTTAAACTTTAGCACATCAAAGGCCCCGATTACAC